CAATCTGAGGAAGAGTAATGGATTTTACTTTAAATAAAAGCATACCAGTTATGTTCTTGTTAGCATTAGGGCTGCAGTTTGTATACTTTGTTAGTTTTATTACTGAATTAGATAATAATATATTAAGTAATGAAAAAGAACTTGTTCGTCAGGACGCTAGGCTTACAGCCATAGAAGAAAACGTACAGGGTCAACAGGTTGCATTGGCTCGTATAGATGAAAACATACGTCATATACGAGAAACTGTAGATAAAGTATTAAATAAAGATTTTTTAAAATAGGAGGTCAACATGGCAGACCGTAAAGGACCCCTAGCTAAACGAAAAAGAGATCCTCGACTAGAAAGAGCTGGGGTATCTGGTTTTAACAAACCAAAACGTACCCCTAATCACCCTAAAAAATCACACGTAGTTGTGGCAAAAGAAGGTGATCGAGTTAAGACTATACGCTTCGGAGAGCAGGGAGCAAGTACTGCGGGTAAACCTAAAGCAGGTGAAGGTGCTAGAATGAAAGCTAAGCGTAAAAGCTTTAAAGCTAGGCACGGGAAGAATATTGCTAAGGGTAAAATGTCAGCAGCTTACTGGGCTGATAAGGTGAAGTGGTAATGGCTAGAACAAATGAAAAGTTATGGGCTAAAGCTAAGGCTAAAGCTAAAGCTAAGATGGGCGGTAAGCACTCAGCTAGGGCTATGCAGTTAGCTGGTAAGTACTATCGGGAAATGGGTGGTGGTTACACAGGTAAAAAGACTAAGGCTCAAAAGTCTATGACTAAATGGACTAAAGAAAAATGGGGTACTAAATCTGGAAAGAATAGTACTCAAGGGCCTAAGGCTACTGGTGAGCGTTACTTACCAAAGAAAGCTAGGGAAGCTTTATCTTCTAAAGAGTATGCTGCAACTAGTAAAAAGAAAAGGGAAGATACTAAAAAAGGTAAACAGTTTAGTAAGCAACCCAAAAAGATTGCTAAGAAGACAGCTAAGTATAGAAAGGGTCCTCTAGCTAAATAATAAGAGGACGTATGAATAGATTACTTATATTGCTTTTACTAGCATCACAATTATCTTTTGCAGCAGACAACACTAATACTCAAGAGGGTAGCTTAAATACAAGCAATGTAAACTCTACAGTATCTAGTAATAATGTAACAGAAGATAAGTCAGTATCTAACACGTACAACGGGGCAGGGTCTAGTAGTGAAATACCTGTAGGCTCTGCAATAACCCCAACGTATATGTCTAATGGGAGTGAAACCTGCTTGCAAGGTGTTGGGGGTTCTATCCAAACAGTTGCAGTAGGGATTAGCACTGGCAGTTACGAAAAGGATAATGACTGTAATAGACGAAGGGACTCTAAAGTTCTAAGCGACCTTGGGATGAAGGTAGCTGCTATTGCAAGAATGTGTCAAGACCACGGAGTGTGGAGGTCTATGTTTGTCTCAGGCACACCCTGTCCACTAATGCATAATGGTAAGTTAGTGGTAGGGAAAAGAGCTTTTCTTTTAATGAAAACAGAACCACAAACTTATATACCTGACTATGGTAAGCTTGGTAAAAAGCCAACAGATACTCAGGAGTGGTATAATAAAATACTAGGGATCGGAGAGACAATAAATGAAGAAGACACTGAAGGCGTTATTTCTATTAGCGGTAAGTTCCGCAGCACACTCAAGTGAGTTAGATAATCTTATACAAACATCTAATGATATTGTAAACCAAATAGACTTGGGTATAAATTTAGTTGGTGCAGCTACAGAGTATAGCTACCAGGGTAGTGGACTATCCTCAGGGAACCTATCAGAATCTGCACATATTACTACAGAACAACTAGAAGCTTATAACAGTGCATTGCTAGGTATGAGTAACTATAAACCTTTTGGGGACTTGCAGGCTGTACTTGAAGATAAAGCAGCAGGTGAGCTAGACCTTATGGATTCTGCTATTGATACCTTTACTGAAGCTGTAGTTGAAATGGTACAAGTAGTAGAAGTAGCAGAGATGTCAGAAGCAGCTGCTACACCACAAGAGGAAGCTGATGTTCAAGAGTTTGTAGCAAGTAATCAAGAGATGTTAACTATATCTCAAGATACTGTAGATAGCTATAATGAATCGTTAGATGATATTGAAACCCATGCAAACAATGCTAGTGCTTATATTGCTGTAGCTAATAACGAAGCAGCAGTAAGTTTCTTAGAGCAGGGTATAGAGAATGCTAACACTACAGCAGAACAGACTAACATTTTTTATGATGCTAATCAACAATGGGTAGCTATGGGCTACAATACAACTAGAAACTTAACAGCAGTATACCTTAACGGATCTGATGGTATAGGCATTGACTTATACACATCAGAAGCAGATATCCTTGCATTAGGTAGTGACTCAGACTTTTATCTAACTGGACCTACAGCGTTAGGATATAATTGCTTTATGTTTGAAACGGATTGTTAAATATGGATCTAGAAAAAACAGAATTAAAGATAGGTAACACATCATTCAAAGGGGTGTGGATAGCTATCGTACTTACTATTGGTACTAGTATTGGGGGTACCGTGTGGACAGCTTCTAGCTTATACTCAAGACTTGAAGCAGTAGAGTCCCGAAAGATCCCTAGTATAAAACCATTAGAAGAACAAGTACAACTTATACAACAGCAGCTAATAGATAACGATGTAAGCAAATTACAGGGTAAATTAGCGGAGTTAGGAGCAAACCTTATTACCATTAAGGGTCAACAAGAAAAGCTCTTAGAATTGAATACAGACGTTTCTGAGCTATCTAAGGATATAGAGACTATAAAAGGTACAGTTGCAGAAGCTAAGGTTATTTCGGATACATTGCAAGATTATTCCGATGATTTTAAAACTATAAAGAGAGAGATAGAAGATCTCTGGCAGGGTATGGATTACTTATCTAACCCTTTAGGTAAATAGGAGAGGACTATGTTAACACAATTGATTGGCCCAGTAACTGGGCTGTTAGATAAATTTATAGAGGATAAAGATAAGAAGAATGCCATTGCCTTTGAACTCTCGACTATGGCGGAGAAACACGCACAGGAGCTTGCGAAAGCTCAACTTGAAGTTAATAAGACGGAAGCGGCGCATAAGAATTTATTTGTTTCGGGCTGGAGACCAGCTGTGGGTTGGACTTGTTGTGTGGGACTTGCGAGTAACTACATACTTATTCCAGTGGCAAATTTTTCGCTTGCTCTTGCCAATTCTACCATTGAGGTCCCTGTTCTAGACCTGTCAACAATGATGCCAGTCCTAATGGGTATGTTAGGGTTAGGTGCTATGAGAACAGCAGAAAAAGTAAAAGGTGTAAACAGGAATAAATAGGAGAATAAAATGGTAAGCTCAATTAATGAAAACAACCCAATAGCAGGTAGTCCTACGACTCAATCTGTTAGGGATAATTTTGGTGCAGCAAAAGATGAAATTAACAAGATGCTACGCATGGGTGAAGATGTTGTAGTTACAACTTCCCCTAGTGTTAATACATATATTGCAGATTTTTCTAATAACGTTACGTTAGCAGAGGGTCTAAGGATTTGTGTTAGAGCCAATACTGCAAACACTACAGGTACTACTACTTTAAACGTAGATGGCACTGGTGCAAGACCTGTTGTAAATGTTGATGGAAGTAATTTGATAGGTGGTCAGATAGGGGGTGCAACTCATTATTTAGATTTAATGTATAATGCTTCAACTCAAAATTGGACACTATTAAACCCTAAAACAATAGAAGCTGACAGACTTTCTACAACTAGGAATATTCAATTAACAGGTAGTATTACAGGTAATGCAGACTTTGATGGTTCAGGTAATATTAGCATTGCTACTACTACTACAAACCAAGTGGGCTTAACAGCGTACCCTGTAGGTGCTATATACATTTCTACAAGTGGTGCAAATCCATCAACAATTTTTGGTGGATCGTGGACTGCGTATGCTGCAGGTAGGGTTCTTGTTGGTGTTAATCCTGCTGATTCTGATTTTAATGCTGCAAATAAGTCTGGTGGTAGTAAGACACATACACTTACTACAAATGAAATGCCTTCGCACACTCACATTCATACGGTTAGGACAGGTCGTAGCTTTAGTTCTTCAACGGGATCTGCGCCCATTGTTCAGGGCAGTAACTCCACAGAGTTAGACTCAGACCCTGAGACAACATCAAGTACAGGTGGTGGTGCAGCGCACAATAACCTTCAACCTTACATGACAGTATATATGTGGAAACGTACTGCATAGGAGATAATATATGTCAACTTCACCAAGAAGTCCTCGTGGGTTTTTCCCAGCGGACTTATCACCTTTGTTACCATCTGGGTGGCAAACAAATAAATTTGATGCAAGCATTCCTTTCTGGGAAGAAGTTGATGGCGTTCAATTTACTGAATCATCTATTAAACCTAGACGAGGAAGATTTGTAGGTTTTAATACTATTAGTGATAAACCTATACGTGGTATTATAACTATGGAAGAGTTTGATACTAGAGTGTGGTATATAGGAGATACTAATAAACTTTATAGGATTAGAGAAGATGATTTTATTAGTGGCCTAGTAGAAGTAGGGTCTGGTTACGGTTTGGTTGAAGTAGCAGGTAGCACGTTCTGGGACAATAGTACTTCTGTTTGGGATAATGGAAGCTCTTCTTGGGACTTAGGTATCACTCAATCATCTCTATGGTCTTTAGTTAATTTTGGTTCTTGGGTTGTAGCTGCAGACAACACAGGTCCTTTGCAAATTAAAAAGAACCATGAAACATTTGCTGATTTACAAAACGGAAAAGTATCGGGGATAGTGATAACAAATGATACTGCTAGTGGTTATAATGTTGGAGATACTTTAACTTTTACTGGGGGTACAGGAAGCAACTTAGAAGCAGAGATAACAGAGATATCATTAAATAAAGTAACTAGAGTAAAGATAACAAATTACGGATCAGCTTACACTAATGGTGATACTTTAACTGCTACTTCAGGTTCATTTGAATGCACTGTTCAAGTTAGCAACTGTCCGTTTACTAGGGTTAAAGCAGTAGATAAATCAGGACCACATATCCTTGCAATTAACTACGATAAAGAAGGTGGAACCCATCACCCCCATGATGTAGCATGGTGTTCTGCAGATAACCCTGATGATTGGATTGCATCTTCAACTAACTCTGCGGGTAGTCTAACTTTACGTGAAGCTAACTCAGAGCTTAGATGCATTGTTCCTTTAGGTGAGTCTAAAGCTATTTACACTGATGATCAAATGTTTATACTTACTTATACAGGTGATCCATTTTACTTTGGGTATCAAACAGCAATGACATCTGGTGTAGGTGCAGTATCTCCTAAGTCAGTAGTTTCTGTAGACAGACTTAACTATGGTCTTTCTAAAAAGGGACTGTTTATGACAGATGGTAACTCTGTTACTATACTTGGAGAAAAGGAAGGTATTAATCAATACATTAAAGACAACATTTCTTTAAACCAATATGGCTTGGTAAACGCATTTCATAGTAAAAATAACAATGAAGTTGTATGGAACCTACCCTTAGAAGATACTAAGTGTAATACGGAAATTATATATAACTATAAGACAGGTGTGTTTAGCAAAAGAACAAGAGATAACAGTGCAGTTGCTGAAGCTGGTGTATTTGAGTTTGCAACATCAGGCACTTCTGATGGGTATATTAACTTTGAAGAGTTTTCAGAAGATGATCGCTATGTTTATGCTCTTACTAAGGCTCACGATTTAGGAGACCCTTATGCAATTAAAGAAATAACTAGTATTAGGGTTGGTAAAATAGGTAATTCAAATCCTAAAATTGAAATAGGTTGGGCTAACAAAATAGACGATGCTCCTACTTTTAATGTTGAAGATAGTTTTTATGCTAACGAAGAATATAAAGAGTATAACATAAGAACTTCAGGAAGATATTTATTTTTAAAAATAAGCTCTGAAGATTCTCATATATGGGAAATTTTTAATATAGTAATAAAAGGAAGAACGAGAGGATTCAGATAATGTTACCAGTTAAGTATGATGCTAAGGCTACTCAAAGGGCAATTAACCTTTTAGACCAACAAGTAAGTTCTTTGTCTGTTAGCTTTGAAGATCTTAAAACTACAGTAGATGCTATACCAACAAATGTTACTCAGTTTGCTGCAGACATTGCAGCTAACACTGCAGATATAGCAACTAACACTAACAGTATATCTAACCTAAGCACTACAGTGGGTACACATTCAGCTGCTGTGGCAACAGTAACTGCTAACTCAGCAAACTGGAATACCGCTTATGGGTGGGGAGATCATAGCACTGCAGGGTACCTTACATCATACACTGAAACTGATCCTATATTTTCTGCTCATGCAGCTTCAGGTATAACAGCTACTAAGATTTCTAACTGGGATACAGCTTATGGCTGGGGAGATCATGGTAGTGTAGGTTACCTAACTAGCCATCAGGATATCTCAGGTAAAGCAGACACAGCAGGTGATACATTTACTGGTGATGTCATTATTAGCGGCACGAATAACCTCACAGTTGGCGAGCTGCACTCTATCACTGGGACTGGTGAAAGGAATGTCATAAGTGGATATGA